TCAGTCTCCTATCGAAACAGTTCATATCATGAAATCTGCTCAGGGAGCCGGAACCTCTGGAACAAGTGAAGCAATAATTCTATATAAAGTCATGAGCGATCCTGGTCAAATACTTGCCATGGTTCCTTCCTTAACCTTTTTGGAAAAATGGGATCAAGGGCGCATTATGCCTATGCTCGAATTATCCGGCGCAAAAGAAATACTACGCTCAACGTATAGCAAAAACTCACAGCACGGAGGAAAAGGCGACGCAATAGGATCTAAAACATGGCCCGGCGGGCGTCTTGATATTATTTCTTTTGGTCAAATAAACCTGCTTCGTAATACGTCCTATCAGGTTGTTATTATCGAGGAAGAGGACGAAATCAACAGCACTAGCCAAAAAGGAGAATCACAGGGCGATTTAGTAGACGTAGCCGAAATGCGAACCAACGCATATAAAGGACGCCGTAAAATTCTCAACATCTCAACACCTCTAATTTTGCAATCCTCCCTTATTTATAAAAACTTTCTTCTCGGCGACCAACGGCGCTATCATATTCGCTGTCCAAAATGCGGAACGTTGCAGGCTCTAACATTCGACAACTTAAAATTTGAAAAAAACAAATACGGTAACGTCATAGAATCAAGTGTTCACTACCCATGTCTTAATCCGAAATGTACAGCAAAATACGTAAACGAACAAAAACCGGAACTTTTACTATGTGAAGAACTTGGCGGCACTGCAAAATGGATACCAACAAACGAAGAGGCAGCAAAGCCACTAACAAGAAGCTACCATTTTTCAGCCATGATTAACCCAGTCGGATTTAACACGTGGTACGATATGGCCCAAAAGTTCTGTGACATCGCAGGCGACCCCGAAAGAACCCAAACTTTTTACAACCTGTGGAGAGGTGAACCTTTTTCAGATTATTCCGAAGCCCCACCACCAGAAACACTCAGAATGTTACAAGGCGCATATAAAAAAGGCACTATTCCCACAGGCGCGGAGGGAACCCCTCTTATTGCAATGCTCGGTTGCGACGTACAGGCTGGAAATATGAAAGACGGAAAATATATTCAAGGCAAAGAACACCGAATTGAAGCATCGCTTTATGGGTTCGGTCTAAACCGTCGCGTATGGCTCATAGACCACTATATCTTTACAGGCGATGTAACCGACCACAGATCAGGCGCATTCCAAAAGCTCCGCGAAAAAATAGAAAAAAAAGACTTCCCCATGCAACCTATAAAAATGTTTATAGACTCACGACATCAAACAGACGAAGTTCGCAAATTCTGCGACGGCTCAAATAATATTTATCCTATTATGGGCGACGCGACAATCAAAGACAATTCATTCCGCAAAAAAGAGCTTAAAGGATACCGTACCGCAGACGGACACCCACTGCCAATGTACGAAATAAATACCGCCCCTCTCAAGCGCGGTATTTATAACGCCTTTCGCCTGCAAAAAGACAGTATAAACAACGTATACCCGCCTGGATATATGATGTTTCCGTCTGATTTAGATACAAAATACTTTGATCAAATGACGAGCGAACGCCCAAAACCAGTTATTAAAAACGGAAAAATAATCCGCTACGACTGGGAAGCTCACGGTCCGAACGAAGCGCTTGACTGTACCGCCTACGCAAAAGCCGCACTTGAGGTATATATTTTTGAAATTTCACAATTAGCAGGTGAGGAGGCAAGTAATTACCCAAAATTCTGGGAACTTATGGAGTTAAAATATTGCAAAAAATAAAGCGCATAAAAATAGCTTATTGCAAATAACTTGTAACCGTGGTACAATACATAAGGGAGGAAACCGCAGAAATGGCATTATACACATCAGCCGAATTAATCGAAAAACTTAAAGCCCTCGACGAAGAAATGAACAGCGGATTAAGCGAATCAAGCATAGACACCGGCCAAACGAAAACCTCCCTTAGATATTCCGTGTTTCAACTCCAAAGGCAGTATGAAAAATATAAAGCCATGTTGCAGCAGGTAGACCCCGACTCATTCAAAGAAATCTTTGGACCATCCGTCTTACAGTTCCGGAGCGCCTCATGTCAACGATAAAAGATATATCCGCCGCCGTGCGCTGGCATAGCGCAAAAACAAAAGTAAACAATGCTGTATCCGTTTTCGCAAAACACGGACTCGGTTTTTCCTTATCAGAAGGCGTTATCGGTTCAACCTCAGACCTACCAAAATCAGAAATAAAAAAAATAAACGCTGCCGCCGACGTAATGCAAAAAAACACCGCTTCTTTTTACACCACGCGCCAAAAGTTTGACAATAAAACCGTTGTCCGTACCGCGCATTATGAACCTCTTAACGTCGCGGATTACTCTATTTCTCAGGAAATGGCAAAAAAACAGGCGTCCTCTAGCCCAAAGCTCCGCGCTGCGTTAAAATTCGCTCAGCGCATAGTATTTGACGCAAAAATACAATCATATCCAAATCGTTACGTGCTAGGACTCGACGCCGAAGCTATGCAAGAATGGACGAGCAAAACCGAATCACTCTGGAATCTTGAAAAAGACATCAAAGACTGGGACGAAGCGCGCGTCGATTCACTTCCGCAAATTGCAGACCTTGCTTTCTGGATGTACCGCGAAATGAATGAGTTTTTCTGCATTATCCGCTATTATTCCGATGATAATACGCGCATTCCTGGCGTTTCTCTACAACTTATAAACCCCTATCAAGTTCAATCCCCCGATTTTACCGGTTATTATTCATATCAAATTTACGATTGCTCCTCTACCGTCCGCGTTAACACCGCTCAATATTTAAAAAACATGCCCGACGGAAACTACATTGACGGCGGAATTGAATTTTCCGCAAAAGGCGAAGAAATCGCTATTTTTATAGCCCCCGACAACATTGGGGAACCATGGATTCGTGTCCCCGTAAAAACCGAGTCTGGTCTAACGCAGGTAATGCACGGATTTATTAAATCAAGCCCCGGACAAAAAAGAGGAATCCCAGACGGAGCATATAATTGGCATGAATATGCAAAAATAAACGACCTCGAACGATTTGAAATGGTTTCTGCTAGCACAAATTCCATGATAGCAGGAGTTGTAACAAGTGATTCTAACGCTGCGCCTGGCGGATTAAACCCAATGAACGATATCGGCTGGAAAAAACTAGAAGGCGAAGAAACTCCCGCAGGTTATAACCCTCCACAGTACGATATCCGCGAGGTAAACGGCGCTGGTTTTATCGTTCAAAACTTTACACCGGGCTATAAATACAACCCGCTCGACACGTCGCGCCCAAATCTAAACATTCCTGAGTTTATTGAAAAAAGACTTGAATATTTATTTCCTTCCGATTCAGGACTTTCTGTTGTTACGGTTAAACAGCGTTTTGATGGCTCATACAACGCGTCAAAAGGCGCGATTGATTTATCATGGAAAAACGGCATAGAATACTTTTTGAAAAACTTTGAATCAGACTTCTACCGCCCGGCGTATAATGCGTGGTTAAACGCTAAAATTGCATCAGGCTATATTACCGCGCCCGGCTGGAATAACCGCTATAATAAAATCGCATGGTCTGATATGCAAGTTATCACACCACCAAAACCAAGCCTTAACCCGTTTGCAGAGGCAAAAGCATCCGAGTTAAATACTAAAAACCTCTTTTCTAACGCCGAGCGCGAAGCCCAGCAAATAAGCGGAACAAGCGCAATCGATAACGCCGAGCGCGCTGTTATTGTAAACCGCGCAAAAATGGAAAGCGAAGAACCACTTCGCGAAGCTCAAAAAGAATTAGACGAAGCAAAAAATAACCCACAAACCGAAGGAGGCGAATCCGATGAGTAACGCAGTTTTATACGCTATGGATGAACAATACCTGCAGTCCTATATAGACCACAAAAACAATATTTCCGCCATGCTCGCAACCGGAAAAATTAATGACGCGACGATTGAAAAAGTACGCGCCGAAATCGACGGCTACCGATCAGAAAAAACAAAAAACCTCTACACCGTAGACGCCGACGGAACCGCACATATTAACATTGCCGGACCATTAGAACCAAAACCAGACCCATGCGCAATTATGTTTGATATTGAAATGACAACGTATTCCGATATTTTTAACGCCATCGAAAAAGCAGAAACCGATCCTGTGGTCACCAATTTACTTTTTCACTTTCAAACCCCCGGCGGTAACGTAGTAGGTCTTTTCAAAACAGCAGATAAAATCTATAACTGCACAAAACCCACAAAAGGACTTATACATTCCCTCTGTGCGTCCGCTGGCTATGCCCTCGGCAGTCAATGCGATAGCCTTGAAGCAGAAAATGTATCTTGTGAAATTGGTTCAATCGGTGTCATGACCGAAATGATAGACCGTACCGCGCAGGATAAAGAATTCGGCTTAAAGCGCTACATATTACGAAGTGAAAACGCCCCCGATAAAAACCCCGATGTTGCAAACAAAGACGGGCGCGACAAAATCATAAAGCGTCTCACTGACATCGAAGCTGTTTTTATCGATTACGTTTCCCGCGGGCGCTCTGTTTCAAGAGAAACCGTTTTAACAGACTTCGGAAAAGGCGGTATTCTTATCGCCCGCGACGCGTTGAAATTTAGCATGATAGATGATATACTGTCTGACATAAAACCATTATCAGCCGTTATGCCAACCGCTGGTAGCGATGGGATTGAATCAGATTGCAATAAAAAGAAAAAGTCCAGTCTCGCCACAGACACGGGCGAAAAAATTAACCATAAGGAGCAAACCATGGCAGGAGAAATCATTTCCATGACGCAAGAACAGCTCGATGCACTTGTTGCGAATACTGCAAAACAGACCGCAAACGAAGTACAGGCTCAGTTCAAAGCACAGGAAACCGCCACACAGGCTGAAAATGCCCGTGTCGCAACATACAATCCATTGTATGCAAAATTCCCCGAACAGAAAAAACTGATCGATGAGGAAGTAAAAAAAGGAGCATCGGCATCCGCAGAATTTGCAATTCTGTTATCAGAAACCGAATCAGCCAGGCTCGCTGCGCTTAACACACAAAAAACAGGCGCAGCCGAAACGCAAAACACTCAAACACCTAAAGGCGACGCGCCTGCTGACAAATCAGGTGACGAGTTCTTAGCCTCAATGGGCTATAAAATGGAGGCAAAATAATGCCACAGTCAACAATCAATTACAATGATTTATTTCTGCCCGATTTTGCAGGGGCTTGTTTAACCGCACGTAAAACAATCGAAGCAGGACAGGGAGAACTTGCCGCCGGAACTGTAATGGCACTAAATCAAGCAACAAACAAGTTTGTTAAGTTCGATTCCGCTGCCGTTGCCCCGGTCTTAACCGTTGCCGCTCCCGCTGTTACTACAGCCGCGTTTGTCGATTCGGTTGACTTTACAGACCAAACCGTAACTACTGCAAACGGAGTTGCAACAGTCGCAGCCCCCGCAGTAACTACCGGCTCAGTAAATACAACCCCGATCGTCGGAGTTTGTATCTTGCTTGAAGCAGTAGACGCAACAAGCGAAACAACAGGACTTATGGGCTTCCAAGGTCAAATTGACTCTGACAAGCTCGTTCTTGCAGGTTCAACAATTACAACCGTAACCGAAACCGTCAAAGCGGTTCTTCGCTCTAACGGTATCCACGTTCGCGGCGGAACATCCGCTCTTGCCCTCGCTGGCGTATAAGGAGAAAACAGAATGTCAAGCATCATAACAGACGCCTATCAGCGTTCCTTTCAGGCACTTAGTGCCAATGAAAAATATGTCGTTCCTACCCCTTTCACATCTTTGTTTTTACAGCAAAGACCACAGATTGACATGGGAAGCGATCAGGTAACAATCGAGGTATACAAAGGCAACCGCAAAGTAGCGCCTCTTGTTTCCCGCCGTTCTCCCGGCTCTGAATTGGAAAACACTCCAATCCGCCCGGGCGCAGTCGGAACAAACGATTATTTGTATTCGCTTATCGCACAGGAAATGGAGCTTCCTTCAACCGTTCTCAACCAAAGAATGCCCGGTGAACCACTTTATATGCCCGCAACATCAAGCGACGAAATCAAAATGGCTCGACGCCGTTTCTGGGTTAATAAGCTCGCACTTGACGCCAACCGCAGAATTTTACAGCGTTGCGAACTTCTTGCCATTCAGTCATTTATGACCGGCGAAATGGCACTCGGCGACACGTATCAGGGAGAAACAAAACTGATTTTCCCCCGCTCTTCAATCCTGAAAAACCGCCCCGTAGCCGATACATGGGCTTCCGCATCAACCGCGAAGCCTTGGCTTGATTACGGCAACGCAATGAAGGCAATTAAGGCAAAAGCCCAAATCTCAGGCTCCGGCTTGTGGTGGTCTGCCCTGCCTTCAACGGCAATGGGAAACCTCCGCGCAATCTATCGCTCACAAAGAGCCTTAGAATCCGGTCCGAATGTACAGTACAACGATTACAGTTTCAACCCTGAAAACGCTGTCCCGTCTGAACTTGCGTTCTTAATCAGAAACGGCATGGAATACTCAGGATGGATAAGAGGCGATTACGGAAACTCAAAAATCCACCTGTTCACTTTCCCCGAGTCCTACGATTCAAACGCAAGCGATTCAACAGAAACAGATACCGAGTATCTTGCAACTCCGATGGGGATCTTACCTAACTTGGTTTCGCTCAATTTCTATGACCCGATGTTTTTTAAGGCTTACTATGGACCGGGTAAAAAAGACCCCCCACAGGCAGCCTTCTACACCTCAAACTTCCCCGCAATGTCTGCCCCAAACGTAAACCCCGGAATGCTCACCATCGGAAACGCTGGCATCCCTGCAAATACGTTCCTGCTGAACCTTTACCCTCTCGGTAAAAATGAAGGTATGGGCGGAGTCGTAGAACATGCGCCAATTTTTGCCAACGTCTACCCCGATGTTGTCGCAACTATCGCCACAACAACATACTAGTATTTACCAGCTTGAAAAAATCAATAGATCCGGTGTAAAAGCCGGATCGAAGGAAAAAAAAACAATGACATATTATCTAATTAAAGGTCATAAAATCGGTAATAAAGACCTTCCAGGCGGAGAGCTTAAAGCGGAAAAAGTGTCAAAAGCCGTAACAACCGAGGAACTGGCTCCCGTAAAAGAAAGTATTGCCTATTTTCTTGCAACCGGCGTACTTAGCGAAAAAGTACCCGAGGATTTATTGGAAAAAGTCGAAAAAGCCGACGAGCCAAGCCGCGAAGAATTATTTCTCCGCGCCGAAGAACTCGGCTTAAAAGTCGATAGTAAAATCGGTACAAAAAAACTGATTGACTTAATCGAAAAAGCTGAATCTGAAAAAGAAGGCGACGAATAAATGAACGAACTCGACCGACACGCCAAAGCCTTAAAAAACCACATCAAACACTTTTCGCGGGATATTACTTTTATATCGCCCGCAGGAGTAGAAACGGTTTTAAAAGCAATCTGGAACTCGGTCGAGTACGTTTTGAATATCGATTTATCTGCTGACCCCATGACAACCCGCAACGTGATTTATATTGATAAAGACACGCTTAACACCGCAGGTATTAACCCTCTCAGTACCTGGACAGTCCGAGGCTCACCGAACGCATACGAACCAGTAAAAACATATAAAATAGCAATCCCAAAAAACGACTACCAAGTCACCGGAAATTTATATTTTCTCGAAGAAATTTCCGCGACCGCTACAAGCTGGAAACCAAATAAGGTAAATGAAAATGATTAAAATTTACGACCTTAAACCCTATATAAAAACAAAAATACAAAATTCCGTAAACGCCTATCTAACAGATCAATCAATGACCGCAAACATAAAAGTAATGGATTACGAACCAGATAACGGCTCAATTTTATCCTTTGACCTCGACGGCTTAATCTATCTTAAAGCCCCAAATATAAACTTTGAAGATAAAGATTCCGCAGGATTTTTCAAAGACGTTACAACACTTTCCGTTCTTTGCGTAGGATACGGCTTCCCTATAGCCTCAGAATCAGGAATTCTTTCCGATTCCGTAGCCGAAGCAGAAAATAGAAGCCAAATACTAACGTCTATCGCCTATGCTGCAATCATGGATTTAGTCGAAAAAGAAGGTACAAAAACCTATAAAAAAACCTTTAATTCTGACATCGTATGCGAAGAATGGAAGCCTCTTTCCATACAAAAAAGTAACGCTTACGGCTCTATGACAACCGACAGGGGTATAGTCTGCAACAAAATAGACTTCGCCTTTAATTTTACCGAGGATTCGCCTTTTGAACCACTCGGAGAAGCATATACCGGATCAGACATAGAATATGAACCAGTACGATATAATGGGAAGATTAAAAAAAACATAATTTTATGCTATACTAAATAAACTAGAAATACCGGAATCCCCGGAAAAAGGAGGCAAAATAATGCCAATTACAACCCAATCAAGGGCAACGATAAAAAGCGCGAACACAAAAGAAAGACAGTTCGTAGCTCAAGCGTCTGTTCTTGCATCCCGGAAGTTACTTTCCGGCGGATTTGACCCCGCTAAAACGTCAATAGTCGCCGGTCAAAAGTACCAAATCTTTAACGCCGAGGACGCCGCCGAGTTGTTCGGCTACGGCAGCCAACTGCACAGAATGGCACTCTACCATTTTGCAGGAGCAACCGGCGCAATTACAACCGACTGCCTTCCGTTACCCGCAGCAGCCGGAGGAGCAGCCGGAACAAGAACCGTAACGTTTGCGACAAACGCAACCGCTGCAGGTAATTATTATTTCCGATGTGGATCTTACCTATCCGATGACCTCATAAAAATAGGCGTCGCATCAGGTGCAACTCCTGAACAAATTGCAGCGTTATTAACGGCAGCAATTACCGCACTCCCAAATCTGCCATTTACCGCAGTACAGGGAACCGAGGCAAATGCCGGAGTTGTAACGCTTACCGCAAAAACCGCAGACCTTACCAGTAAAGACTTGAAAGTCACAAACAACATCGGATCAGGCGAGGCTGACGAACTTCCCGCAGGAATGACCGTTGCAATCGCTGACGGCGTAGAAGGCGCAGGTGCATCCGCAATCACCGGATTAACCGCATACCTTGAAAGTGAGTCAAACCCTCGGTACACTTCGGTTGTACAACCGTACATCGACACGTCAACACTCGACGCACTAAAAAACGTTGTCGGAAACCCGAACGAAGTTACGGGCTTGTATGATGACCTTGACTATCGCCCATTCTCTTCTTTTGTTTGTAACACCACAGGCGACAACCTTGCGACTCTCATAGCTCTTGGAAATGCCCGAAATCTTGATTGCGCAAACGTCCTTTTTGCAGCCCCGACATACCCAGAACTCGGATTTGAAATTGCAGCTTATATTTCTGGTTTTATCGACTTAAAAGGCATCGTCGCAAGCTCAAACGCTTATACCGGCATTTCTTTACCGCTCTTATGGGGTCCATTAACCCCATCCGATGACTGGACTACCGTCGCAGCATCAGGCGAAAAGGCCTATAACAACCGTAATGCCGCCGTTATCGCAGGAATTACCCCCGTAATTTACAATTCAGGCGACGGTGTAGCATACCCTGGAGACGTAACAGGATTCTGGCATCCGCAAAATAACCAAAACGCCCCGTTCAAGTTTGTTTGCAACCGCATAAAAATCTGGAACGTACAGGCTAACGTATCGGCGTACCTCAACAGTAACGACCTCAAGGACTGCCCGATTGTTTTCAGCGCAGCAGCCGTCCGACAGTCCGAACGTCCGGTTGACGCCGACATAATCGCCGCCGGACTTGCCGAAGTTGCCGGAAACCTTGAATCCTTTGCGTGGATTTACCAAGCAGAATTTACGATTGCCAATACAACCGTAACAGAATCAGACCTCAACCCCGACCGCTTCGACATTACGTTCCCGATAATTGTATCAGGAAACAACCGGGTCAACAGCGCAGAAATTGCGGTTGATAGAAACTTGCAGGCGGTAACTGTCCGCCTTGTAGCATAAGGAGGACACTATGGGATCAGGCGGATCTATACGAAAATTGATACTTGACGGAAAAACGTTTCAGGTATCAGCAGATAACGATTCAAAGTTTACAATGGGCGGGAGATACGCAACCGAAAAACAGGATACAAACGGGGAACCGTTTTTCCTTTTTGATTTTATCTCAGCTTGTCAAACAGGCCTTGAAATAAGATTAAGTCATGCAGATGGAACGCTGTCAACATTCAAAAGCGTTACCGACAAATGCGCCCAAAGCGGAGCTGTTTCTGCTATGGTTATCATGCCAGACGGAACAAAATACAGCGCAAAAGGCGGCGCGGTTGTTATAGTTGACGGCGTAGCAGAGGGTGCAATGTCAATCCGTGAGGGAAAAGTCACGTTTGCCCTACATCCCAAATCAGGGGAATGGGTCGCCGCATAGTGACAAATTCATAATTTTATTGTATACTAAAACCGGTGTAAAAGCCGGTTTTTTAATTTTAATGGAGGAAAAAATGCAAGTACTAACAAAAGAAAACGCTGCAAAAGTTTTCGAAAAAATTGTGGATGCGTTCAATTTTAACGTCTCTACAGAGGTGAAAGAGAAGATTTTCCGCGCAAACGTCGCAAATGTCGACATGCAATTTGTAAACGAGGTGAACGAAGCTGACGCGTTTGTCTCGAAAATCATGAGCGGAAAAATAGAATTTGACGATGAAAAAAATCAAATCGCTTACATTCTTAACCGAGCAATTAAAACCGACGACGGTATTGTTCATTCCGATATTCGTTTCGGACGATTTACCCGCGCAATGCAGAAGAATTGCAAAGTAACCCTTGAAAAATGTAATTTCGCAACCATGAAAGACGATGAAAGGGATTCCGTTTTATGCGCAATGACCGGAAATACCGTCGAACTCTTGAACGAATTGGACATCACCGAATTTTCTGACCTCTGCATGATAGGTGGCTATTTTTTCAGCTAATCCTCCCGCGTTCGGCAACCGTGACCGCACGCTTCGGAGGATATCCAAGCGACTATATGGCTAATCATGATTGGTTAGACCTAGAACTAGATTATGCAGCAGCAAAAGCATTAAACGAAATTGACGAAAAAAAAGAACTTGACCGAGCAAGGGCTCTCGGATTTGTAAAGTGAGGTTAAAATGGGAAAACGCTTTTTAGTCATGACAGAATACAAAGCCGTAGACTCCATGAGTCCGGCAATGAACCGCATGAATAAAGGCTTTTCCCGCCTCGCAATGAACGTCACTGATAGTTCTACCATTATGGGTAAAGCGTTTACCGGCGCAAACCGCATGATCAACAACGCTATGAAAGCCGGTGTTGTTGCTCTCTCTCTTGCCGTCGGTGTTGCAACCGCACAAAACGCCGCATTTACTGACGGCATGGCAAAAGTCGCAACTATCGCCGACACTTCGACCGTTTCACTTGAGCAACAATCAAAAATGCTTTTTGGAGTTTCAAACAGAACCGGTCAATCAGTTATAGAACTTGCCGAGGCACAGTATCAGGCAATTTCCGCAAGCGTAGAGTCTGCAAAATCAG